ATACCGTTACATATTGTTGACATCCTCCTTCCAATTCACTATTTAATCCTGAAGATGTTGGTGCTGAAGATGTTAATCTGGTATATGAATCAAATATTTTGTATGTTATTGGACCAGTTGGTGGATTACCTCCATTATGACTTAGTTTTAAATTATCAATAAAATAATAATAATCGATACCGTCTCTAGTTCCTTTTACTAATGATATATTTCCACTCTTTCCATTTGAGAATTTTACAATATATCTTGAAGAATCATTTGAAATCGTTATAAGTGACGGTATTTGTGCTCCAAAATTAGCAGCACAGGTGTATCCCGTACTTGATGGTGGGGTACTAAAATAAAGTGCAGAAGAACTAATATTAAAACAACTTGCAACAAATGATTCGGGAAACGCACTACCTTGTAGTCTTAATGAAAATAGTTTTTCTGGATCTGTTTCTTGTGCTGTTTGTTCAGGTATTGTGTAGTCTAAGTTATCACAAGTTTCACATTCAGGATATATTGATATACCTAATCTAACGGTTCCAAATTGTTGTAAAGGTTCAATAACCTTTTCATCCATATCTATAAGTCCTCCCTTTCTAAATGGATACCAATCTATAATTGTTATAGTCAATATTCTTGTGTCAATACCCAAATAAATTCTCCAATCATACAATACTTGGAATGGTACAATTAAAACTTGTACCGCCGAAATAAATCCTGTATAGATAATTCTTTCAAAAATATTAATAATGATTGCCAATAATATTCCAAAATTAAATTTTTGTATTCCCCAGTTAACGGGTGGGGTTACAACATTACCATCACAATCGTCTTCATCTTTTGGTGCAATTTCTTTAATACCTAAAAATGTATGTCTATTAAATCCGTTTGATGAGAAATATGAACCCATAAATGATGACACACCATAAACTTTATTATATGTCATTCTATAGAAATAATCTTTAGGGTAGTATGAACCATACGTTTGGTCAAATATTACATTTGTATTTGTTGCTGCGGTTGGATAGTCGTCCCAATTTAATGAGAACGTATATGATTTATCCATTTCTTCCTCACTACTATTATATTCTCTAATATTTGGAACTAAGTAACTACCAACAACACGAACTCTTCCAAGTTGTTCGTTTTTCATTGTAATTCTAAAACGATACACTCCCGTTGTTGCAATACCTTTGTTAGGGTCGTTAGTTACTTGTAAGTCACCAAAATCATCAGTATAAACATATTCTAAGTTCATCGGTAATGGTAATACAAATGAACCATCTTCATCAACATCTTCCTCTACTTCATATTTTTCTAATATTGGTCTATTTTTATTGTCCATATTATTAGAGAATCTAATAATTTCAACGATAGCCGGTCCCGATATTAATGAACATTTTTGACCCATTGTACCTTTTGGGGTACAGTTTTTGTTTACTGAGTTTTTTCCTTGGTCAGAATATACTGAACCTAAGAAATATGCCTTCGGTTCTATTTTTACCCCTTTACTTGATAAATCAAAATCGGTTCTTGTAATTCCAATTTCACATAAATCTTGATTACCCCAAAACGGATAAACATTTATACTTTGTTGAAATGAAACAATTTGTGGTAATGAATCAATATCTTCAGATGACTTGAAAGAATATGTATTTTTAAATTTATCAACCCCTTCTCCTAATCTAATGAAGTCATCAGGTCTTAATGAAAAACATCCAATATCTGATAAATCCACATCAACGTGTATGATTTGTTCACCTAATGGAACACCCCATATCATAAAATCACCAGATGTGTTTGTTTTTACAGTGTACGTATAATATTTTTCATAAACCTCCAAAACTTCTTCCCTTGAGAGAATGTCCGATTGGTCGAAAAATGTACCCGTTGGTTCGTGTCCTCCGTGTTGTTTTCTTGACGGTAATAAATTATATCTATGATTTGTATCGTCCTTATCAGAAATCGATTTGTATGGGTATAATTTTGATATTACGGGGTCGTTTTCATCCGCAGATGTAAGTGGTACAAAAATAGAAACACGAGCATTAGGAACCCCAAAACCGTTATTTACAGAAATTCTACCACAAACCACCCCATAATCGGAGCACAATGATGTATAAGCCTCTTGTTGAGTAAACTTTAAGGATAAAATTTCTAAAAGATCGTAGTCTTGTTTTAATTCTACGGTCACCTTTTGATCCTTACCAATATTTGTTGAAATTCTATGTTTTTGCATCATTCTTATAATAAATAGAAAGCATGAGATTTTCTACTATTATAACGAAAAAACATTTTAATATGTAGTCGTTCCTAAAGATTTAGTTCTTACCTTAATATCGACATTTGGGAATCTAATTTGAAAGATTTGATTAGATTTCATGAAGACAGTCATATCAGTTTGTTGAATTTCTTTAGTTGTATTGTCTTTATAACTTTGAGATACTTCTGAACTTGAGTAATCTCCTCCAATTTTATTATAAACACGAATATCAACTATGTTAACTACGCCTGCAACTTCACCGATTTCTCTCATTAAATCACCAACAAACAATGGGTCACCCATTTTACGTTTTTCAATGGCAAAGAAACTAATTGTATTTTCAATTGTTGATTTTAAAATGTCACTTGTTTTTTCATTTTTATCAACAATTAAATCAATCTCCAAACCTAAGTCAATAACTTGACCGCTTGTGATATCGATATAATCATTTATCATTCTATATTCAGAAAGATAACTTAATATGTTATTTTTCAGAGTATTAGAAACTGTGTCGGTTAAATTACCTTTATCATCATAGGATAAAAGTTTTATTTTAACTTTATTATCTTCTTCCATCACATTAACCTTTGCCGGTGCTCCGAATGTCGATGGCATTGTTTCAATCAAAGATTTATAGTCATTTAATGTAACCGCTCTGTTTTGTGTTGAGAAATTATACGCAATCATGTTTCTCAATTCTTCAATCGTTGGTTGATCAGAACCTCCAACTGCCGGTGTAACATTTGTAACACGTAAAGATAATTGTACTTGTGAATTGAAGTTTTCGTTTGGACCGCTTACTTCAAAATCAACATCATCCACACTTGTTATAACGTTAACTCCTAAATTTGAATCCTTACCTCCACCAATTCTATATTTTACAAATATGGTAGTGTTAGCCTTAGGTACTGAACCTAATGACATATTATTCAAATAACTTGCCAAGTTTACCTTCAATGAACCATTCATATAATTGTCTAAATTATCTAATGGATTCACAGTTCCTGAACCAAATGTTAATGAGAAGTATCCTTCAGGTGTATATTCAGTTATGAATTTATTATTAACATCCAAATAAGTACCCGCCTTAAAATTGTTAGTATCAGACGCCGCTGTTGGGTCTGGTATGAATACTTTATTTTGAATCAATGATTTAACCTCATACCATTTATTAGTAGCACTTGAAAATTCTGATGATGTTGGGTTTGCACCAAATGATGTACCTTCTTTATGAATTACCGATGTAACGCCCAATATATCTTGTTCAGGTAAGTAAATCTTTAAGAATGGTTTTTGGTCCAATTCTGAAATTACTCTTCTGTAAATTCTCGTTACTCCATTAACAACAGGTTCTCTTTTTGTAATTGTATATGAGATTAACTTATTGTTAGTGTCGAAGTTTGGTATCTTTAGTCTATTTGGTTCTCCTCTACTATTAAATGGGTCTGAAAAATCAATATCTTCTAATGTTTCAAATATTTGACCTCCGCCAGATACTTGTGCTCCTGATTTTAAAATACCCAAATATCTATCATCTTCTTTATCCCCTCTTACAGGTACATTAACCGAAAAGTCACATAATGAAACCGAAGGTCTGTTACCCGGTATTTTAATTCCGTATGTTTTAGCAATGTGAAATAATGATTGTCTTTGTTGTGCAAAGTCTAACATTGTTTCTTGCCAAACTCTATCAATGTGAAAATGTAAGTTATCAGCAACCGCAGCATTTAAATCTAACAATACTGAGAATATAGACGCATCATTGGTATTTTTTACCAAGTCAGGATAATACT